ACCAGTCATCTTCACATTAAACGTAGTTACTGTGTTCGTGCCTTCGTCCGGAATGACGTACTCACTTGCAAGCCACTCACCAGCAGTAGCTGGAGTGACATTCACAGGCAACAGATTTGAAGCAAATCCGCCGGCTACGTGAGAGGTGTCCATATGAATCTTAAAGTCGTAATAACGAGGTTTTACTCCCTCAGCAAACTCCATTGCATGTTCGTTCATCTTGTCCCAAACGGCTGCGCCTTTTTTCCATGCGTTTCCAGCCACCCATGTTGTTGGAATCTTTTGCACGTTAATCGTGCCATTCGCTGTTCCAAGTGTGTCCACGAATGTGATCCGGGCGATTGCCCATTGAATTCCTTGCTTGTAGAATCTGCGGTTCAAAATACTCGCACATTGCGAGAGGTCGAGATAGTGTACATCTCCAACCATGTCAAATGACATTCTCATTACTGCGGGATCCATGCGTGGTCCCTTGTAGCTTTTCTTGGCCATGGCCATAGGTATTGGTGGGCGGTCTATTAGACTTCCCCCCGTAGCGCCCTACCCCCTCCGTATCTAGGAAACAGTCCCTATTCCGTGACCTCCAGCCCCGGATTCCCATCTCCTCCGCCTTTCAACCGGAGTTGAAGGCGCTTGAAGGTTGCGCCTACTTGTGCGTATTTACGCACGCTTTTGGGTGAATACCCATCTGCCAGGACGTGCATACATGCAACGCCGGCCTTCGCAACAACCCGACTTGCACCAGAGTGCATCTTGAACGGTTGTCTTATTCTTAATCGGCTTTGCCTTTTTACAAGTACATAGCCATGGGGCTACTTGTTCTGATGTTCCATAGATATCATCGAGTGACATGCAAGTTTTGCATTTACTCATCGCCAACACCCACAATAGGTGTAGCCACATCGATGGCAGCGCTGTGCAGGCCTCGCCATGGGCGGGCATGGCTCCGCCACTGCAGCTGCTTTGCCTTCGGCTGGGTTCTCCAGCGTATGCTGGTCACCGGTAAGAAAGATTGCCAGTAGGCTAATTTCCGTGCTCATGCCCCAAACGAGGGGAATTCCGCTTAAAGTTGTACGCCAAACAGACGCTGATTTGCAACCAAATCATATGCGTCATAAGCTAACATTGCCCAGCCAAGACCTGGTATTGCACGCGCAGCAATTCTGCCCGCTGTTCGAGCTCCGGTTTTCATACCGATCCTCTTAGCTAGTTTTTCCCCTGCCTGATAAGCAGGTGAACTTGCTATCTGGAATGCACGTCGATCAGCAATCGCCGCTTTGATTCCATATTTGCTAGCATCTATGCCAGCATATGCATACGACATGACGTGTGGATTTGACATCCTGGTCAAGTGTATTGGTATTGCAGTATGACTCAACATATTCGCCAACTGCAGATATCCGTGAGTAAATACTTCTGCGTCCGTGGAGATTCCACGTTCCTGAACGGTATCATAACTCCACTGCGCCCATGGCGTTGTGAAGATTGGTGTAATCATTCAATCCACTCCTGAGAACACTCGTTACAAATTGCATGATTTACACCATGGTCCTTAACAAAGAACCTGTCAACGTTGTCGCTGCCGCATCGGCTGCAACGACTCGCTGTCATCAAAAACAGACTCCGCTAAGTTGTGCCAGAAGGCGATCACTTACACCCAAGAGGTGCAACAGGCCCACGCCGAGCAAATACTCGATCCTGTTGTTTTTCAAGTGATTTAGGAGGGATGCGGTAGTAACCGCCTCCTTGACTGTCTCTGCTTCAGGAGACATTCACATGTCCCCCATCGATTCACAAAGATATCCACGATGGCTGCCAGGCACCAGGTCAACATACATTCTGATGTTGGACCCGGCAAGTTGGTCGATACGAATCAGACCACATGGCGCAGTAAAACCGCCAATACTCAACCTCGACCCTGGAGAGGGTCTTTGTGCTGTGTTACGGAACACAACTTCATCGACAATTTCATTGTATGGAAGCACGGCTCCACCCCAATAATTCTCGGCATAAGGGAGTCCATCGTTTGTCGCTTCAAGGTCGTCTAAAACCTCGGAGGTTTGCAACGTTCCTTGATTGAAAACTTGGCTCATCCAGTTCTCACTTAAACCAGAAAAGGTCCGTGGATCTGGATCAAAGGGCAATGCCCGAGAGTTAGCGTAACCTCGGACAAGACTCTTTGCATTTACATCATCCGTACCAGTCATCTTCACATTAAACGTAGTTACTGTGTTCGTGCCTTCGTCCGGAATGACGTACTCACTTGCAAGCCACTCACCAGCAGTAGCTGGAGTGAC